GTTCATGTCTGAAGGTGATACTACATTTTGTGGAGGAATTTCGATTACCTGCCCGGGCTTGATTACCGTAGTTGTCAGTCCATTGTAGTCCATGAGGTCTTGTGTACTGATACCAGGATATTGTTTTGCAATACCGCCTAGTCCTTGTTTGCCATCGGCAGCTGTTACAGTATAAGAATCCCCGCCAGCAGGAGCAGGAGCAGGAGCAGTAACATCCCCGCCAGTGGTGTTGGTGGCAATTTGAGTAGGGTCAGTTACTGCAACATCGGGATTAGCAAAGTCGGGATTGACTTGACCACGACCGGCAAAGCCCATACTGTCAGTGGGCTGGAACTGTTGTGCTCCGCCCCAATCATTTCCTTGCCCAGCATCAAATCCACCTGTTTGTTCACCGCCCCAGTCAGCACCAGTGCCGGCATCAAAGGCATTTCCAGTCACGGTATTTTCGATACTGTGTATGCCATCTTCAAACGATTTGATAACTCCAGGAGCATAATTTCCTATTTCGCTCACTGCGGCATTAATCAATGCTCCAGAAGCAGCATCACTTGCAGTAGCACCTGCAGCCAATTTTTCCACGCCACGTGCAATTGCCAATGCCTCGGTCGCATGTCCAGCCATGTACATACCACTAACACCGGCCGCAACTGTAAATAAAAATCCTCTTAAATTGGGATGCTTTTTGGCCCAGTCCTCGTAACTGTCCAGTGCTTTCATAACTTGTGGCCCATATGCCTTGGCTGCAGTTGGACTGGTTCGCATCCAGTTACTCAATTGTCCTTGAATGTTATCGATTGCGGTATTGGCAAAATCGGTAACTGGATTGTTCAAAGCTTTTTGTAAAATTGTAGCCACTGGTTTGATTACAGCATCGGCACCTCGACCCAAGAATGTACGATTGTTGCCGCTGGCCGCAGCACCTTGTGCCACCTGTTGAAATATCTGTTCAATTTGTTGTTGTGTTAACTTGGCTTCAGTAATGTAGTTGCCTAAGTTGATAAAAGCTCGTGTAATAGGCAACGCACGCATCTGGCTTTCAAATAGTATTCTTTGTTCAAACAGTCGATTGCGATACTGTTCGCGAGTTTCACGAAGACGCGGATTCATGGCCTGTGCTCGAGTACGCCCAAATCTATCTCGTTGTTGACCAGTGTTGACGTTAACGTTCTGGCTCATTGTGGGATTGATATTGGTTTGTATGTTGGGATTGATGGTGGCGTTTACACCGCCACCTGGTTGTGCCTGTTGTGCTGGTGCGCCGCCACCTGGTTGTGCCTGTTGTGCTGGTGCGCCGCCACCATAAATTTCTTTAAAAACTGCAACCAGTGCAGGATTTTGTGTGTACCACTCTTCACCAGATTTTTCACCGTATTCAGGCAATGATTGTAAAAATTTGTTCCATTCAGTTTTAAACACCGTCGGATCGGTGAAGATCTTGTCATCAGCACCGAGATTGGCTGCACCAGACGGTCGCACCTGAGCACCGCCACCACCGAGATTACGTAGGGCATGGGTAGCACTGCCGGGTTCGCCAGGTTTTACCGCTTTTGTTTTACCAGCACTCCAGTTGCCTTGTGCATTGCGTTGATTGAAATTATTTGCTGGTTGTGATGCAGGTGCTGGGCCGGTTGCAGGTGCTCCAGGTTCACTTTTAAAGTAATTTGCCCAATTGTCAACTGTGCCCGGTGCCGTTGCAGCAGTTGCAGATGGTTGTGCTTGTGCAGGTTGTTGATTAGGTTTAGTAGGCTGACCGCCGCCCTGTTTTGCCTGAGCAGCCGCTATTTGTTGATTAAGTTTGTCATAGTCGGCCCGGGTAGGCATACCCGGCTTGTTGGCTCTAATATTTTCTGCTTCTGTTACTATGTTACTGATTCTCATCGCGCATTTTCCTTACACCACGTTTAAATTTATTGGGGTCTTGGGTGCGGATGCTGTTTAATAATCTACGTTCTAATTCGTCAGACTCTTCAGCCGAGTAGTTTTCGCGTATGTAATTGACTAGATTTATGGCGCCAGAAATAACATGGCTAGCACGTGATTCCACTAGATTTTCTCGATCTTTGTGTACCAGCAACGTGTCTAATTCGTCTAAAATACTGCGAGCCCGCTTTTGCAAGATTAACTCCAATTTATGTTATATTTATACGGAGTTAGATTAATCTTGTTTGCTTTTTAAACCCGCCAACATCTGTTTCAATTTGGCACTTTCCACCGTGGAATTTGGAGTTCGTGTAGCATCCGCAGATGCGCTAACTGTACTGGTAGTTTTGATATTATTTAGGATATTTTGAGCCGGTCTGTATCCACCACTGTTGGATTCAGCAGCATCTAGCCCGGGATCGGTAATGCGCATAGTTTCAATATTGTACTCTAAATCAATCTTGTTACCAACACCGGTACTGCTACGTGATTTCATACACTGTATTTGATATCGGCCACGTTCGCGCATGGCTCTTGAAGTAAAAATACCAAAAACGTTGTCGGCAGTATTGATCTTACTGATACCACCTGCAATATGACTGTGATCAAATTCAACTTCTTCAACTGCACTGCGATTCAATTGACTGGCAGTTACCATCAAGATGTTGAGTTCTTTGGCTAGATTACGCAACTCTTCTGCCACATACTTGTCTTTAATAAATTGATCATTGGGATTGACTTTAACACTCACAGGCATGACCAAGTCCAAGTAGTCAACCATGACAAAGTCAACACAGATTCCGGTTTGTATTTGTACTTCTTTTAAGTAACTTCTAATATCGTTTACTGTGCTCTGTGCTGGTAATGCTTTGATCCTATACTGTCCGCTCTTTTTGCTTACCAGGCGCACTTTCATTGTGGTTGTATCAATATCTTTGCGTATTTCTTTTGTGCCAGTTCCGGTCAACATGGCATCAGTTCTCAACGCAGTTAATTCTTCACTGAGTTCTAGAGTCACATAAACCCCTGACAGTCCGGCTTGTAACCAACTCAGTGCTATGTTCATCATAACAAGACTTTTACCTGAGCCCGATCCTCCGGCAAATATGTTGAGTTCGCCTCTACTGAATCCGCCATACAACAATCGATCCATTTGTGGCCAACCAGTCGAAACTTGTCCACCTGAGTTGTAGTATCTGTTGATACGCGATGCCGGGTCAGCAAAATAGTCTGTGCCCATGTCCTTGGTCAAACTTATTTGTACTGCATCCTTGATCAGTTTTTCTACTGGATCATATTCGCCCTTTTCCAATAAGTCTGCTGCTTTTAAAATTGCACGTTCCAGTTCCTGGCGTCGAGTAAACCCTTCAAATTCCTGCATGAACCAATCATAGTGTCCTTCAGTTAAATCTGGTACCGGTTTTAGTTCTATTCCAGTAGACGCCTGAATCTGATCCAGGGTAGGCAATGTTTTGTGATCGTTGCTGTGTTTTTTGATAAACTCGGCCGCAGGTTTTAAACTTCTGTCAAAGTTTTCGGGATTATAAATGTTTTGAACACGCACATAACTGGCAGCGTCCTGCAACATCATTTCTAAAAATAACTTTTGTAAATCTCGTGTGTATTCTTTTGTTGTCATAATTGCGTATTTAATTTTTTCTTTTTCAGTTCAATTCGTAATCTATTGGTTTCTCGTCCTTCTAGTATGCTCTTTAACACAAACAATTTACCGTACTTGATCACTGCTTCATTAATGTCTTTAAAGGTGCCCAACCATAAGGGAAAACTCACATTCCATCCGTATTCTAGAGCCGAATTGACCAATTGAACACCGGCTCGATCCGCATCAGGCACCACAATGACTTCTCGTGCCAGACTGTCAATTATGTCAGCCTGCGTTTCACTGCATTCATTACCCAGCACTGCAACACCATCTATGCTCATGGCATCCATGGGCCCCTCGCAAACAACGACAAACTTGGCATTGGGCAACTGACGGTCTGTATTAAACACATAGTTGGCGTCGTATTGGCTGTAGTACTTGGGCTTGACTTGTGCGTCAAATGCTCTTGCCGTATATCCAATAATTTCATTTCGCCAGGTAAATGGAATTATAACTCGCTTGTGCAAGTTATACTGTTGTTCCGAGCTGTAGTAGCATTCATATTTTTGTAAATCTATTGCACGTTGTGCCATATACAACACAGGCGCATGATGTGCCGGAGTATCAGCAGTGTCGGCCAATTTATGAAATGTTTCCAGTGCTTGAAGTATCTGTGCTTCCGCAGGCAAGGGGCGTTTCCTAAACGTTATTTCTTCTCGAACTTCTTCTATTTGAACAGGTTCGACTAATTCTTTAATGCGTATGGCATCAATTACCAAACGCTTGACAGTTGTTTCGTCTGCGCCCAGATAGGTTAACAGTTTACGAAATCGATAGTTCAAGTGCCGACCCGGAGTGTAGTTGGCTTTGAAATTACAGTTAAAACAGTGATAACTCACACTGCCACCAGGATTGGTTATAATTCCACCACGACCACGCTGATCATCACAACACACAGCATTGAAACTGGTCCACCCCGATGTAGAATTGGTTTTTCGTTTTGCAGGAAGTAATTGTGTAACTGTGTCTAAAATTGAATTCAGCATCATGCTATTATACATGAAGTTTTGGATTAAATCAACTAGTTAGGTTAATACTAAAATGGTTTGATTGAAGAAGTTTGGGTTATACTACCGTGTACGGTAACTGTTTGCGTTCCACTACCATCATCAGTGGTACTATCGCCTACCATCAAGTACTTGGTATTTGCAACTGCGGTCAATGGAGCCGATGGTACTGCGATACTTGTTTGTGTGGGATCATAAACATTTGATCCTGTTACAACTCTCAAATTGGTCA